AGCATATGCTTTAGTAGTTCCAATAGGAACAGTGGACTTGATGATAAAGACAGTATCCTTAACCACATACTCCTCTTGCTTGATACCAGCAAAGAAACTATCCAAGATGGATAGATCACAACTACCATCCATTTTCATAGGAGTAGGAAGGCAGACAAAAATGTACTGCTGATCTAGAACCTCTTCTAGAGTATTGAAAGATCTATTTGGATCTACATCATAAACCTTAGTTGGTGCTTTATCTCTTACGTTCTGGTAAACTGCATTGCCAACGAAACCATTACCAACAATTCCGATCATAAGGCTAACCTGCTGAATCCTTTTATTTTTTCAAATCTTAGCACACTATCGAACCTATCGTCCATACCTGTCTTGTGCGATATGACAAAAACGTTAGCATCTTTTATTACAAAACGAATAATCTTAAGAAATTCTTCCGTTCCGAACCCATCAAGTGAGGAATCAAACACCTCATCCATGATCAACAGATTAGTGTTGACAGAGTTCTTATACCGTGCAACCTCTCTCCAAGTAAAGAGAAGAGCAAGATCAATACGCATCTTCTCTCCCTCGCTGAAAGAGGCATAAGAAAAATTATCATGGATGGGAGACTGGACAGTCTCATTGAACTCCTCATCCAAAGTAAAGTTAATATAAAAATCCATCTTCTGAAGATATCTATTTACCTGTTGATTAATCAGTGGTAGATACTTCTTAATTATTTTTGTTTTTACACCACCATCTCTAAGTAACCCATAATTAAAATTATGGTATTGAATGGTTTCTTTTTCTGAGGCTAATGCCTCATATGTTTCTGCTAGTTTGTTTTGAAAGGATTTTAACTTTTCATGCTCAGTATTTCTATTTGCAAGTTGATCGGTAACTTTCTGAATTTCCGATTCCAGATCTCTGATTTGTCGTTGACATCCAGATATCCTAGTATTGTTTTTAGAAATGCCATGCGTTAGGTTAGTAATCTCCTTAGATAGTTTTGTAAAGTGATGCTCTCGCTCTTCTTCCTTTTTAATTGCCTCCTCTAGTTCTTTATAACCAGATTGCAACTCCTTAGCTTTAGTTTGAGCATCGTTAATTTTATTTATTCTAAACTCCTCCTCAATTGACTGTGTACATGTAGGACATGTTACATTATCTGTAAAGAACTTATGTTCCTTAGTAATTGTTGATACCTTATTAGATATTTTTCCTTTAAGATTTCCCAACTCACGTAACTTTTCTGTTGCTCCTATTAATTTTTCTTGATCTTTAGTAAACATCTCAACATCCTTCATAAGGCACTCTGTCTCATCAGATGCCTCTTCTATTTCACCTTCAAGTAAATTTATTTTTCCTTCCTTTTCCTTTATTCTATTTTTTCCCTGCGATTCTATCTCATTAATAAAGTTATTTTGCATAACAACTTTATCATTAAGAGATTCTTTTTTAAGTTCTAAAGTTTTAACTTCATCTTTTACACATCTTATTTTTTCTCTCAAAAGATTACTCATAGATGAAAATATTTTTATGTCTAATAAATCTTCTATAACCTCTCTCCGATTAGATGCAGATAATTGCATAAAAGGAACAAAACTACTGCTACCTAATATTACAATCTGTGTAAATGATTTATAATTCATTTTGACCACATTTTGTTCTAGCCATTTTTGTTGATCATTAGCAGATGAGAATTGATCAAGACAAGTATCGTTTCTATGAATTTCAAATTTATTAGGTTTGATCCCTCTGACAACTTTCCATTTTACATCTCCGATAGAAAATTCTACCTCTACTACACCATCCTTCTCATTAGATGAATTTAATAATTGTGACTTATTAATTTTACGAAAAGGTTTACCATACAAACTAAATGTAAGTGCGTCTAGTACCGTGCTTTTACCAGTTCCATTCGATCCTACAATAAGAGTGGTGGAGTGAGTGTTAAGTTCAATCTCTGTAAAATGATTTCCAGTAGATAGAAAATTCTTCCAACGTATTTTTTCAAATATAATCATGTTTTTCAGGTGGTATTATAATGTCATTAGGTGTAATGATTGCATATTCATATCCATGTATGTTACATGTTTTTATCATGAGATCTTCCTCAACCTCCACTATATTCATTTCAGGATAACCCACATCTTCTAACATCATAGCATATCGATCTGCATCATCCTCTTGCTCAAAAAGATACAAAATTTGTACCCCATCATCATCCTCTACAGCATACGCACCCTCCTTTTCTTTTCCAGCTATGGTTAGTATGAACATTATACCAACTCACAAGCTTCTTGATAAACATCTTGTAATTGTTTTTGAATAATGGATTTATCTAAATCAACCTTTGCCTCCTCAACATATCTATTAAGAATTGAAAGAGTATCCTCAGATTCAAATGCTTCAAAATTTTCAGACTCTTGGAGCATAAAGTTTTCAACTATTTTTAATTCTGCAACATTAACTGAATATAATTTATCAATAAACTTTTCAAATTGAACTTGATCTGTTTTTGTCCGTACAACAACTTTTACAATTTTATTTTCTAATTCTCTGGCATCAAACAATTTATGATTATGATCATTAAAATAAATTATTTTATGAAGTCTATATGGATTATTAACTGGGATATGTTCTAGAGTCTCTGTATCGAATAAATGAAATCCTCTATTCTCATCATTCACATCATTCCAGAAAAATTCATACGGACTTCCCAGATAGTAAATATTATCTTGATTTGATCTGCAATGATAATGACCAGAAAATGTTTTCTTAAATTTTTTAAATATATCACGATCCATTCCGTGTTCCATTACATGACCTGGTGTTGCTCTAAATCCATTCAGTTCAAGATGTCCCATACACACAGAAGCTCTTGACTTATTAATTAAAGCAATACTCTCATTTCTATTTTCACTATTAATCCAAGGTACAAGTAGAATATTTAATCCACCTACTTCTATAGAAGTTGTCTCTTGATATATTGGAATATTATCATACTCTCTCAATAACAAATCTATCGCATTTATATCATTTGTATTTTTATAATATATGTCATGATTGCCCACAACCGTATGAACGGTAATACCCATATCCTTTAGTCTATCAAAATAATTATCTTTAGCCCACGTCAAGGTAGCAAAATCAATTCCCTTTCTACTATCAAAAGTATCACCCATATTAATAATCGTGGTAATACCTTCTTTCTCTAACATAGGAAAGAAAACATCATTATAAAACTTTAGAAAATAATCGTGAAATAACTTTGAGTTCTTACGACATCCAAAGTGTTGATCTGTGATTATCGCTACTTTCATTAATTATTACGAAGTTTGGAATGCACAGCATCTTTGATTTGATTATAATCGGAAAAATTAGATCCGTCAAGTGTATTGCTATCATCAAATACTTCTGAGTATCCAGATTTTTCAATAATTTTATTTTTAATTTCTAACTGACGTTTCTCTCTTTGTATTCTGCGGAGAAATGCATAATGTATAATCTGCGTAAAGTATGCAAAAGGATTACGGGATTTCTCAGGATTAAAATTATGAATGTACTGAACACAGTTCTCTATCCCATCGGATATCATGTCCTCCTTGAACATGTAGTTAACAAAGTTTGGCTTAAAGGATAGATGATTTGCAATCTTTAAGAAACACTCACCTATGTACCTTGGTATAAC